TTAGCAAACTCAGAGGCTTCAGCTACACGATCAGCTGCGCTAAGATTAGGGAAAGTCTCTAGGAGATTGATTACCTCTTCTTCAGCAGGCTTGCGGCGCTGTTGCAAGTCTCTGGTAGTTTTGTCAATATCTGCTTGAATAGCCTTACCACGAATGGTCTCTTCATTAAACTCATCCCGATACAGCTCAAACAAAGTTTTAGGACCACCAGGATGACCTTCTAGTTTGGCGCTTTTAAGCAGAGGAATGATTCTATTAGCAGTATCTACGCTTTCAGTAGCCTCTTCAATAACAGTGTTTACAATTTGAAGTAGACGAGCACGTGCAGCCTTACGTCCACCTTGTTGTCCACCAATAGTTTCAAAATGTTTGAAGGTAGAGTTGAGGAAAGTCATTGCTTGCTTTCCAGCGTCAGGTGCCCCAGGATCACCACGGAGAGCAGCAGCCAGAAGGTTTTCTTCTCCGTCAATAGCAGCTTCAGCACGGTTACGGTTGACCTTTTGAACCACCTTTTTACGTGCACTTGCAGACCGCTCTAGAATAGGAGCGGTAAGCGTGGTGTTACGGATAGCAGCGTTAAAACCTTTAGGGTTATGAGAATCAATATAGTCTGTCTGCAGGTAGCGGACAGCAATGTCATATTGGTCTGTGCTACTACGATCGTAATCTTTCAGAACAAAAGGAGTTCCGTCATGATCTAGAAGAACAGTTTCATTTGTTTCTAGCTCAGCTTCACGGTGGGCATCCCAGCCGTTAGCGGCTTCCCGCATAGCAGCAAAGTCCCAGCCCATCTGTTCATACTTAGACAGGCTGCGGACTTGGTTAGCTGCTTCAGTTGTAGGAGCTTTTTGAGCTTCTGCTTCAATTTTATCGTGAAGAGCACGTTGTTGTTCAACAGCAGCTTCTGTTTGCTCACGCTCTTGACGAGCGCCTTCAGGGTCAGTGGCAAACAGCTCAATGCCACGGTTTACCTGCTCTTTACGATCTTCCATTATTTGATCAACAACAGTCTCTTGCAAGAGTGTGTTGATGCTGTTGCTGAATTTTGCGAGAGCGTTCAGTTCATAGCGAGCATTGCTTGCTTGCAAATCACTGACACGCTTCATCTCTTGGATTTCTTGAGAGGCTTGCTCCCTCATTCCTTGGATTCGTTCCCGTCCCTGCTCTTTAATTTGAGCAGCCTCTTCACGCATACGCTTAGAGGGGTCAATGACCTGACGATTACGGAATCCAACGGACTGTGAACTTCCTTGATACGGCATTCTTTAAGTTACTCCAAAAAGGTTGTTGTCTTTCATAGTACTGTAAGCTTCCAGACCTGAGCTAAATCCACCAGCAGCAGAGCCAATCAAACTACCAGCCAAAGCAAGACCAGAGGGTCCTTGTTGCTTCATAGGCTTGATAGGAATGAACGAAGCTTGTGGTGACAGGGGGTTAGCGGGGAGGTTGTTCCATGCTGCAACGTTAGCAGCGTTCTGGTCAAGCAGAATACCATGCTGTTCAACACCAGAGGCTGCGCTAGCATCGTACATGCTACGGTTGATCTCAGCCTGCTCCAGGCCCAGGACACGTTGAGAGTCCATGGTTTGCAGGAGGAAGGACTGACCAGACCTACCTGTAGCCAGTACAGAGCCTTGAGCTTGTACAGCCTTTGCTACAGCACGCTGTGATTCAAAGGCAGCAGCTGCAGACTTCTGTTTAAGGTTGGCAGCAGAGGCAGCCAAAGCACGGTTAGCCTCAGCTTGGTTTGCAGTAACTTGACGATGGTAAGCGTTTCTAGAAGCAGTAGCTGCCTTTAGTTGTGCTTGGTAAGTACGTGATTTTTCTTCATCTTGTGCAGCAGCGATCTGCAGCTGTCGCTGGTATTGTTGCTGTGCAATGGCGTTAGAGCGGGCAACAGCAGCAGCTTGTTGCTGGTGTGCTCCAATAGCTTGCATGCCTGAGCCCAAAGCAGAGACAACGCCTAGAGTTGCACTTATTGGTTCGCACATAATTTCATAAACTCAATAAGAGGTACACCGTTAATAGTATAATATCTAAGGAATGTAAACCCTAGAAGTTTAAGAAGCTTGATGTGACTCTCATTCCTCATGTCAGCATGGTTGCCTACATAAGGATAGGGTAGGCTATTGACCCACCTTCTTGCTTCTCTTACAAATGTGTGAGGATACTCCTCGCTAGCTTGTGTGCATAACATCCAAATACGGTTGTCTGGAGTCACGCCTGCCACACCGGCAGCCTTGCCGTTGGGCACCGTGAAGTACACAGAATAAGAGGAGCAGTAGTAGGACTCCAGGACCGCAGCCGTAGCTGACAGTCCTGTAACTCCTTCCACTTCTCTCTTATCTTCCCAACGCAGGTTTTCACCTACATCAAAAGCTAGTTGAGCGGTGCATGGTTTGATGTATTTACCGGCGTATATGCCGTTTTGTGTCATAACGTCCGTCCCAGCTGGCTGAGACAATGGTGGTGGTAAACGGGTCGGGTACCTTGACTGTCAAGGTGTACTTAGTGTTCTTCTTGTAGATAGGAACTTTAACTGATTTGTACAGAGCAGAGGGGATACTGTTAGTAGCGTTAGCACTAGCAACAATTCCTGACTCATATTGTACATAGGTTGCGTGTTGATCAGCTTCCAGGTGGAACTCTAGAGGACCAGAAACGCCAAGTTCAAAGTTAAGCCTGTTAATACGCAAATCTCCATTGATGTCGTACTGACCTTCCTGTATTCTGTAGTAGTAAGAAGGTAGCTGCGCTTCCATAGTGTAGGCGTATCCTACAGCAACGTTAGCACTAGACACATCAATGTTGTTAAAAGTTGCTGTACTTCCTGAAACGCTGTCAGGAGCCGTCACATAGCCTTTATCTGTACCAGACAGTACAACCATCTTAAGGTTGCTTGTGCCGCCTTGTACGGTGTAGGGAAGGGTAATGGTGGTGTTTCCACCGGACACAGCCTTATTGTTTGATGCAGGGATAAACATGTTGTCCAGGAGAGCTTCAAACTTACGAGCAATGCTGAGAGGAGATCCAACAGTACCAGATCCGATGACATAGCTACGGTCAGAGGAAGCATCAGTCACCAGTTCATGGCGGCATAGGATATACTGTGTACCTTGTTTGGTTACAGCAAAGTAGTTACCGCTAGTATAGAGGCTGTGACTCAGGTTACCTTCTAGTCCCCAGGTGTACCAGGCAGACTGATCTCTACGTTCTCCAGCACTGTAGTACTTATAGTGATACAGAGTGTCTGTGCCTGTCTTGGCATAAGTTACAATACCTGCTTGTGTAGAAGAAGCAACCTCATTGATGTCATTAGGTACAAACTCAGGGATAACCCTAGTCTGTTCAATAACTTTAGGAGCAGCCAGCTCACTTCCAATAACTAGCTCAAAAGCTTTAGCGTAGGAAGAAGAGTTAGACACAAACATAATTGATGTGCCCAAGTCTACAGGACTAACTTCTGCACTACACTCGTAGGCAGCTACTTTCTTGACCTGTGCTGTCTTAGGACTAAACTGCTCAGAGTCAGTAAACAGCATGAACTGTGCGTTTTCACTGAAAAGCATCACACCTTTCTGCACAGGCAGAGCGTGATTGATTAGAGCAGGTTTGGTGTCTGAGGTAGCAAGGTCGATAGGATCAGCATCACTGACGGTCAGAGCAGATTCAACAAAGAAGTTGAAATAATCTGCAGGCTGACTCATGACAACTTGTTCATCAGCAATCAGTCCTAGCCTGTTACGGTAGAAGAAAAGCTGAGAAATTTTTTTGTCCACAAATGTGGGCATTGGGTTGGTAAGATCATCACCTACCTTGCGGTCTACCCAATGGTTGTCAGGTTCGTTCGTAGGGTCAAGAGTAGTGAAGGTAAACGTACCATTTAAATTGTTTACCAGGGCATGTGGCATGTTGCTGTAATTAAAACCTGCATCAATACCAGGCTTTACAGTCTCTTCCCACACACCACTACCAATGTTACCATCGTCAGCTACAAACTCTACGTAGTAATCATCCTCTTGGGCATTCTCTGTGTTAGAGACCTTGACCAGATAGCCATCTTTACAAAAGTTAGGCAGCCTGCTGACGTCCTGTACAGTCTCAGTGAAAGCATGCATACCATCACCTGCTACACCACCTCGAACGGTGATACCGTTAAAGGCAGCAGTAGCACTCAAGAACAAACCGTTACCAGTAGGAGTAGCTGTAACGGTAGAGTACTTAGCTTCAATGGCGGTCTTGAGAGAACCTAGGACACTGTCAACAGTGATCTGTCCTTTGTTAGCATTCCTTGGCGTACGATACACTGCAGCGTTGCTGTCAGCGTAGCTTTGATAAGAAGATACAGCACTGATAGTAACTGTGTAGTTCTGACCACCTACAGCGACTGTGATAGTTGTACCGTTTGTGACATCATCACCTGTGTCTTGCAAGACAACCTGTGCAGTATAACGAGTTTTGTAAGTAGGATCAGTACCTGCAGCAGGTGTGTTAGTTTGAATAATTTGTGCGTTAACGGTTACGGTACCTTTAACACCATTACTACCTGTAGCAGTACTGAAGAACTGAGTCTGTCCAGTGTACTGTGCAGTGTCGCTGTTCTGTTCCCAAGTGTTGCTGCTAGTACCTGCCTTAACAACAGTAAGAGACTCTGCCCTAAACTTAGTACTAGAGGCTAGAGTAGAGTTACCCAAAGAAACTACATACTCACTGTTGTAAGCCACCGAGTCCACAGTCACAAAACCATAGTGACTTTGAAACGATGGAGTAGTCCTTGCTTTGGTTACAGTTTTATCAGGATTAGCAATGAAAGTGTAATCGTTAATAGTAAGAAGCCCGTAGGGCTTAGTGCTACCAGTGGTTCTAGTAAGGTAGTTGAGATTAGCCCCATTAGCAACGTTAACTGTTTTTTTAGAACCATCGGACAAATCCCATACAATAATTTCAGGGTTGCTACCTGAGGTGATTTGAACGATAAACTTGTTGTCATCATCACGAATGATGTCAAACCACTGACCACCATCTTCGGCGTCAGCTAGTTTGCCAACGTACTCACCTGCTGGTCGTTTAACCAAACCAAAGGTAACGTCAGGGAGTGCATTGTGACAAGTCCGAAGTTGTCCAGGAAACTTGATAAAGTCGGGTTGTTGTGATACACCACCCAAGAAGTTTGGAATACGTTGATTGACTGCTGGCATTATCGTTTAAGAGCTTGGAACGGTTTGTAGGCAGTATAAGGACTACGCAGTCGAGCGTCATTGAACATGTTGTAATCACCCTGCTGGGTGTCATACTCAATAGCATTTGCACGAGCGTTTACTTCATCAATCTGCAGGATCTTAATTGTATCAGCATCGCTGACCATACGACCTGCAGCTTGACGAGCAGCACGAGCAGTGATGTAGTCACGGAAAGCTTGAGGAATGTCGTCAAACTCATAGAACCAAACTACATCAACATACAAGATGTCTTCGTCTGTAAATTTAAATGTATGATTGTACCGGTCATACAGCTTACCTTCACGCCTAGAGACGTCGTAGGTATCTGTGTGTTTATACTTGTTAACATCCACCTGAAGAGCAGCAGGAGGAATCACCACCTCGTCGTTACTGTCAACAGTGAAGGGTACTTCGTATTCTGTATTGTACACCCAGCCCTCAGACTGAACTTCACGGCATACCTGTCGGAGCGTGCTTTGCGCGATAGCGACTTCAGGGCTTTGGGTGGTTAATGTGTTGACCGGAGTTTCTCCGACACTCATTAGAATAGAGTTAACAGCATCCAGTTCGGTGGATGAAGCGTAAGAAGGAGTTGCCATGATATAAAAAAAGGGCTCCCGAAGGAGCCCCAAAGAGATCAGAATGCTGCGTCAGCAGTGTTGGTAGCGTGAAGCTCAACACAAGCAGCAGGGTTCAGGTAGTCAGCGCCCATGGCGAGACGACCCAGGATCACGTCACCCTGATAGATCACGGAGACGTCGCCCGAGGTGACCTGCACCTGGGGTCCAATGGTTTCAACCACACCGGCTGCTTCGCGCTGGAAGATAAGTCCGCAGGACTTGGCGAAGGAGGTGGAGTTACCATAGTTGTTGTTGATACCGGTGACGGAGTTCCGGCCATCTTCAACAGACTCACCCACGAAGGAGCCAGCGTTGTCGATGGTGGAGCTGGTACCATACTTGCCCTGGAACGGAATGTTCATGGACTTGTAGATCTTGATGCCAGCGATGGACAGGACACCTTGGCCGCTTTGCAGCGCGGTACCCTGCTCGTCACGGTTGATCAGAGCGTTAGAAGAAACGTTCTCGATCAGCTCATAGTACTGACGAGGAGAGAGGACGGCAACACGTCCATCCTGAGACACACCCTTCTCATCCAAGACAGCAGCGGCTTCAAAGAAGGCTGCCACAATCTTAGTGGAGTCGAGAGCATCAGACAGAGCACCGGTACCAGAGCCAACCTGGATCTGGGTACCACCGGGCTCAACCTTACCGGTTGCGCTGATGGGGTGAGCCTTACGTGCACCGCGAGCGATAGCACGGAAGATCAGACGGTCATACTTTTCTGCGAGAGCATAGCCGATCTTCTTGGAGATCTCGCC